GAATCAAGCCGATGCTGCTACATGGGCGGTTTATGCCGTCTTGCATCGTCACGGCTGGAATTCAGATCAAGGATGCTGGACATCGTTAGAGACGATCCGCGCCGAAACAGGCATCAGCCGCAAGGTAATTCAGCGATCACTTGCTTGGTTAAAGGACAGCGGCTGGGCTGAAGCGCAAAAACGCCCCGGTTACAGCACGGTGTATTTCGTCAAAACCGATGCACCAGCAAAGGTTTTACCTAGGGCGAAAATGACCCAGGTCGAATTTGACCCGGGTCAAAAACGACCTAACCCCCAGGTCGAAAACGACCTAACCCCTAGGTCGAAAACGACCTACGAACAAGAACCCAAGAACAAGAACCCAAGAACAAAAACCCAAAAGGGCGCAAGCGCCGAAAATGGGAAGAAAGATCCGAACACACGAAGAAAGCTGGCACCGTCGTCCATACCGGGCGATCTGACTGGGTGCGCAGATCTGCTGATCGAGTTTTGGTCTGTCAAGAAAGGCGTGCGTTCAACAGCAGTTCTGAACCGGATTTGTAAGAAGCTGCGTCAGTGGTCGCTACAGGACCGCAGAACAGCCCTGGAAGCCGCGATCACCTCTGGTTGGGGGGATGTGTTCCCACCAAAAAAACAGGCCGCTTACAGCCCCTCACAGGAGCCTTCACACAAACACCCAGCGCATCGGGTCTTTACCGCTGACAACGGTTTTGGTCCCGACAACTCATCAAACGGTGTTCTTAAGGATTTCTTCTAATGACAGACCCCTTGACTTCCAGCTGCTTCGATTTAACTTCTGTGCGCCACAAACTTCGTTACATGGTTGAAAAAGGTTTAGTGACAATGGAGCAACTTGATAAGCCATCCCCTGGCTTCAAAATGACCATGAATGTTCACCTTGCACATTTTCCGACTGGCTACCACGGAGTCCGTCACAAAAATCTCTTGCGCGATTCATGAAATCTGATACCTTCAAGTTCAATGGTCTTTACATCGAACGACGCGAAACACGCGAAGGACCCTCGTCCTACTTTGTCGTTTGCTACAGAAACACCGCACGCATTGCTTCAGACGTCAAAGCCGTTAAACGCCTCCTTAAACTTGGTAGGGGCACTGAAACATTGCAACAGCTCAATGACTGGCTGGAAACTTTTAGCCCGAAAGCTGTGGCCATCGAAATTCAGCAGCAGCAATCAACTGAGCACGTTGCAGATGTTGCTTAGTAACATGTTCGACGTTTCTGAACGTCAAGAACCAGTTGTTGACATGCTTGCTGATTTGCTCGACGAAGCCAAAGCAACGGCCGCTGCAATTTCTGACAATGCAATTGAAGAAGGCCGTTCAATCCCTTTGGACTTGCTACGATCTTTCAACAATGACCTTGAACGAATCAAGGCACACCTACTGACTGCTGTTGATGTCCCTGAAAAAATTTACCCTTCGTCTTGATGAAAAAGACATCGAAATTATTGACAAACTTGCCAACGAACAAAACACCACTCGCGCAGACATCATTCGCAATTCGCTTCAGCAAAAAGCAATCACAACTGATGCTCTGCACAAGGTGACAACTGCCATCCGCAAACGTTTTCATGGTATCTTCACTGCACAGCAGGCCGAACAAGCCGCAGCAATCGCAATCTTCACCATCGTGTCTGATCAGCAACAAAAAGCTGCTTAGCATCCTTGCTACCCACGACGACTTCTACACATCCCTGTATCACGATCGCCTCAACCCTCAACCGCAAAATGAGCAGCAGCTACTTTCACGATTGGATCAGTGACATTGCACCGCAAGCAATGCAACCTGTGTTGCCTGAAGCGCAGGACACCGAAGCAATGATGGATCGTGTCATCCTTCTAGAACTTCTCTATCACCTAGACAAACGTCACGATCAACGTCACCCACAACACAACACCTACACCGGCCTTTGGGAAAAATTTCAGGAAAATGGCAACCATCTCTGAAAAGTACATCGGCGATCACGAAGTTCACATCAGCCCCCGTGGTGCTAGATACATCATCACCGATGACGGTCGAAAGCTTTACGTCACACGCGACAACAAAGCTTATTCACGCAGTTTTAAAGCTCGCCCTGGTGCATACGCACGCTTCTTAGATTCGCAAAAACCTCTATAGTCGAATTAATAATTGAAGCTGCATGGCCAAAAAAGGCACAAAAGCAGAGACTGAATTGCGAGTTGCTGAGTTTTGTCGCATCCTCGCAAATGGTGGCAAGCGTTCAGATTGTGTTCGCCATGCGTCGGAAATCTGGGGTGTAGGTGAACGCACTGTTGATCGTTATTTAGAGCTTGCAAGGCAGCAAATTCGTGCAGACTGGGATCTGGAACGCCCGCAGATGGTTGCTGATTTGCTGTCGCAATGCTCAACTTTGCAAATGGAAGCGCGGCAAAGAGGACATCTCAGCGTTGCTTTGGGCGCCATCAACACCGCAGCAAAACTCGCACAACTCGTTTCATGACCGAAGAATTTTGGTACGAGCCAACAGAGGATGACATGTATCGCGTCTGCATGAAGATTGATGGTGTGACTGCATGTTGCACTGTTTCGTCGATGCACCTGATTGAAGAGAAGCGTGCTCAGCTGCGCGGTGCGTGCGTGCGCCAGTCATACGAAGCATTCAATGTCAATTCTTGATGCTGCGCCAATTCGTCACGTCCTTGGCGATGCAACATTGCTAGATGCAGGCCAGCTTTTAGATCGGATTAAATCTGATCTTCACCCAGGGCAACTTGCATTTGTAGATGATCAAGACTCGCAGATCTTGGCAATATCCGCTGGTTACGGTGCAGGAAAAACTAGAGCACTGTGCGCCAAAACTCTTGCGCTAGCAATAGCCAATCAGGGCTTTATCGGTTGTGTCATGGAACCAACCGGCCCCTTGATTCGCGACATTTGGCTGAATGACTTCGACGACTTCCTAGAACATTACGAGATCCCGCATACCTTCAGGGCTTCTCCATTACCGGAATACGTTTTACACCTGCCTGGTGGTGACACAAAAATCCTGTGCCGTAGCTTTGAGAACTACCAACGCATCATCGGCTTAAACCTAGCCTTTTGTTGCGCTGACGAGGTGGACGTTGTAAACACCGCGATTACATCAAAAGCGTTCCCCAAGATTCTTGGTCGTTTGCGTTCCGGCAACACTAGACAGTTTGCGGCAGCATCGACGCCAGAAGGCTTTAAGTGGTTGTATAACGAGTTTGGGAGTCCTGAGGCGCTCAAACGTCCAGACCGAAAGCTTATCAAGATGAAGACAATACAGAATCCACATCTGCCGCCTGACTTCATTGAACGCTTAAAAGCTAACTACGACCCGAGCTTGCTCAAAGCGTATCTTGACGGTGAGTTTGTAAACCTAAATACGGGCCAGGTTTACGACAGATTCGATCGTGAAAAGCATATTATTCAATCATTTGATGCTGGCAATGAACCTTTGCACGTTGGTGTTGACTTCAACATCGGAAACATGAGTGCGGTAATTGCAGTTAGAACTGCAGATAAACTCATTGTCATAGATGAAATTAGCGGTGGTCATGACACAGATGCCATCGGACAAGAAATTAAAAGACGATATCCCCACCGTCAGCTTTATGCCTACCCTGACGCATCTGGCGGAAATCGAAGCACGAACGCCACGCGGACGGACATCGAGATTTTGCAAAGCTACGGATTCAGCAATCAATCAGAACGGTCAAATCCTCCCGTCCGTGATCGGGTGGCTGCTGTTCAAGCTGCTTTGGAAAACGGGAAAGGACAAGTAAGGGTGCAGATTACGGAAAACTGCAAGCGCACCATTGAGTGCTTAGAGCTGCAAAGTTACAAGGATGATGGCACCCCTGATAAAGATGCTGGATACGATCATATGAACGATGCCATCGGATACATGATTTGGCGTTTGTTTAATCCCTTACATGCAAGAGCAGGTCGTGGAACCGGAATTAGGATATATTGATGCAATGGAATACATTTTCAGCACTGGCGGCGGAGTTCAATCCACTGCTTGCTTGGTGTTAGCAGCGCAAGGCAAGATCCCTTATCGCACGTTCGTTTTTGCAAACGTAGGCGACAAAGCAGAGTCGCCACACACCATCGCCTATGTTGATTTGGTTCTAAAGCCATACGCTAAAAAACACGGCATTAAATGGGTTGATGTTTGTAAGGTCAACAAATTTGGCAAGCCAGTCGATTTGTATGAAGACTGTATGACCAACAGTCGATCTGTTTCGATCCCGCTGCACTACAAAGATGGCGGTCTTGGCTTTCGCAATTGCACCAGTAAATGGAAGATCGAACCAATCGCAAAATGGATTCGCCACAACGCTCCAAGCTGCACGCTGGGAGTTGGCATAAGTACCGATGAACCGCACCGTGCTAAGCCTGCACGGGATTCAGACGGCTACAGCAAAGCATATCCATTGATCGAACTAGGCATTGATCGATCAATGTGCGTTCGTATCGCTGAAAATGCTGGATTGGGCAGACCG